GGTTCATTCTCTCTTTACCTTCTTGTTCTTTTCTATAATTTTCTTGTGCTCTAAGATCTAATTCTCTCGCTCTTAGTTTAGCAATAGGATCATTGTCAAATTGAGAAGTAATTTCTTTTTCTTCCTTCATAAATTCTTCCATAGCTTCTGCAATCAATACAGCTTTTCTTGATTCTATTTTTTCAGATAACATTCTAGCTTGATTTTGCATTTGTTGTGCCATTTGTGGATTTTGTTGCATAGCCATTTGCATTTGTTGTAATTGCATTAATTCATTTCTGAATTCTACTTCTACTTGTTCTTGAGCCATTAACGAAATGTGTTCAAAAATGTTTTTTTCTAATGAAGCCATAATTGCAGGATTGTTTCTAGCCATATTGGTAGCCATAAAATTTAAATGAGCAGTAATGTGTGCTCTGTGATCTTGTCCTGGAAAAGCTTGGAATGGTCTCCCTGCAAGAGAATCAATATGCTCTAATGCAGGGTCCTTTGGTTGTGGGGGTAAGGGTTTAATTAAAATTTTATCAATATCTTTAACACCTAAAGCTTCATACATATTTCGGTATACTTCGTATTGATTATGAATTTGTGGATTGGATGTTGCTAATTGTAATTCAGTTTGAGCCAAACTAATTCTTTGAGTTTGAGAAAAAATATTTGGATCTGCAACAGGTAGTATGTCTACTCTGTCATCAAAGTCTGATTGTTTAATCATTCTTTGACCCCCTACTACATCATATGGATATTCTTGTGGTAAATATAATTTAAATACTCTTGCTAGTAATTTGAATTCTTGTTTCAGTGCTGCATAAATTCTTTTATGAATAGCCGACATTGTTCGACTACCTCTTTCTAAAAGCGCAACTGTCGTTCCCACTGCTGCTTGTTGATTCCCGTCCCCTATTTGAAGGTCAGCTATAGATGCAAAGCGCTGACCTGCTTGTACAACGACACCCATTAATTGTAATAGAGTTTGACTTGGTTCTTTGAAAGGTAACATCATAAATGAATCTCTAATGTTTCCTCCTGGAGCATCTACATCCCTGAATTCACCAGGTTGTATTGCTTGTGCGTCATCTCTAATTCGGATACCTCGTTGTTTAAAACCAGCAGGTAAATTGGATAAAGTTCCTGCATCAAGTAACTGTCGTAAAGCAGATGTAGCAGTTCTAGATAAACCACCTATCATGTGAATTAAACCAAAACCATAAAAACCTAGTCCTGGTAAAAATTTGAAATGTACAAAATATTGTATTTTATTTTTCTTTGAATCATCTATTTCATAATTACGTTTAATAGATAAAACTTCTCTAGAATTTTCTTCAATAGTTACAATGTAAGGAAGTTTAATTCCTGTTGGTTCACCGTCTTCAAGATTAACATCTTCAAAACCTTCTAAATCTAAATTCACGTGGCATTCTAATAAACTGAATACATCATCATCTCTACCAGATTTAGATCGACCTTCTAATTCATGTTCTTTTCTTTGAACATCATCTTCTTTAAGTTCTCCCGGTTTAATTTCTACATCTCGGTAAAAACCTGCAACTTGTTGTTTGCGTAATTCATTTTCTGAAATATTAATACGATGAATAATTGCTTCTGCATCATCTAAAGATGTGGCTGTATAAGGAACAATTAAATCATCTGCAGGTACAAATTTAGAAACTGCTCTTCCTAATACTTCATCATAATAAACTTTTTTAAAAGAAGAACCAGCTAAAGGTAAATAAAATAACATTTGATCAAACTCTGGTTCATATTCTTTCATTTGATCCATAAGTTGATAATTCATAAAATCTCTAACTCGAGTAGATTGTTGTGTTTTTTCTGGAGTACTTATTCCAATGGTTTGTGTTCTTACGGGGCCATCTGCTGGTAATAATTCTTTGTACGCCAAAGCTTGGAACTGAGTCACTGCTTCTGCTAATACAGGGTGGGTTGCACCTGACGCACCTTGAAAAGGTTCGGTTCTTTGTTCGTATTTGAATCCTAATAAATCTAATCCAGTTCGGTAAGCGTTTTCCCAATCTTTTCTAGAATTTTTGTAATCTTGATAATTTTGAAACAACTCAGAACTCAATCTACCTAAAACATCATCAGGTAAATGATCAGCTAAGTTATCATAATGACCTATTCCTCCTTCAACAGAAGCAATAGCTGGATCATAGTTTAAATCTACAGAACCATCTTCATTTTCTTGAATTTCAACGGGACTACCTTCTTCTGCTAATTGTTCCTGTTCTTGTAGTTGTTCTTCTGCAATCTCTGCTTCTGAGGGCACAGTAATTGTTTGTTCTACATTAGGAAGTGACTTGTCTATGTCTGCCATTTATTTTCTCCAGTTTTACTGTCTTAACAGTATTATATCGTAAATTCAAGCCTTGCGGTTGAGGACCTGATTTAGGTGGTATTGTCTTTGTTAATTTTTTAGATTTATTTATCATAAGCAAATTTCTTCATTTCTTGATGAACTTCATCATCGATTCCAAAATCAATGTCTTTAATTTTTCCATCCATGTCTGGTCTAGCTGTTACTTCGTCATAAATAAAAGCTCCTGTTTCAGGATCTTTTTCTAATTGCATTTCAAATTCTTCATAACCATAATCACCTTTATCTCTTATTTTTTTAATTCTAGTGCTTGAAACTCCTTCTACAACTTCGTAATCCCCTAATCTATAATTGATAAATCCATCTGGGTTATCTACTTTGCCAATAATTTTAGAAGTACCCATCATTTTAACTTTACCAATTAAATCTCCTAAATAAGTTGGAATACTGTCTGCAGATCTTGTAACGGCTTCAATAACTTCTGGAGCTGCTTTGCTTACCGGTTTAAAAATTTTAGGACCTAAGAAAGGAACAGCTGCAGCTAATGTTAAAATACCTTTAACAAATTTTCGTCTACCAATATTAGAAGGTTTACCACCATCTGCAAGTTGTACTCTTCCACCACCTGCAAAGGCTAATTCATAAGGTTGACCGGACGCTGCTTCTACTCTGTCTCGAAAAAAATTTACTAAACCGCTTACACTAGCTTTTCGTTCTGCTGCAACTTGAGATTCTTCATTAGCAATATTTTCTTTTGCAATTGCTTTTTCTACTTCTAATTTTTTTGTCTCTTCATCCGTCATTGGTTGGGGCGTACGTAATCCAACTAAACCTTCATCCATTGCATCATATTGACTTGCTTCAAAAGACATCAATGCATTTTTCTTTTTTTGTAATTCTTGTCCTTCTGGTGACATTCGATAAAATTCTTTTGCCGTTTGATATACAGGATCTAATCCAACAAATCTTGCAGCTAGTTCTGGTCCTGATTTTCCTTCCATGTATCCAACTCCTGTATCATAAATACCATAAGCTACTCCCGCTCCTCCTAAAAGTTTTAAACTTGCTTTTCCAAATTGTTTTGCTGCAATATTATCTGCAATGCCTTGTATGTATTCTCCTGTAGCTCTTGAAAAAGGAATAGTTTCTGCATAAACTCTTGGAGCACCTTTTGCTGCGGCACTTGAAAGTTTAGCTTTATTTTTTTCAATTTTAAGTTCATCTGCTATTTGAGACAAAGGTTTAATATCGGATGGAACTTTAAAAGAATAACCTCTTGTGTTGTAATTTTTTCGAAAAGCATTTTGATAGGATTCTGATAAATCCGAAAAATTAGCAATTGTTTTTTCTGGACTATTTAAAGATACCTTAAATAATTTTATTCTTTTTTGTCCTGGTTTAACACCTTCATTAAGTTTTTTTTCATACTCTGAAACTGTATTATTAAATTTTTTAACTGCAGCTTTTATGTCTGCATCGGATCCACCTTCCATAGCCTCTTGTAACGTTCTTTCATTAATAGATTTTTTTCTATCAAATTCATATTTAAGTGCGCTGTTTATTTCTGAATCAATAATTTGTCCAAAGACTCCATAGGGTGTAGTTCCTCTTCTTACCGAAGATGAAATTCCCGCAGGTTCATCTATAGCATACGATGCTCCTTCTGGATAAGCACCTTCTGAAAAACGTTTAATAGCATTTTTTGTTGTTGCTATACTTCTTTCATCTACTGATTTACCAATTTGAAGTTCTCTTACTCTTCTAAAAGCAGGAGTATATTCTGCATCAGCATTTTCAAAAATAAACTCAGCTCCCTTTTTAAATTTAGGTTTAATTCCTTCTACTTTTCTATCACCAGTATATGTTGCAGCTAATTGACCTACTCTATAAGCAGCTATACTTTTATCTTTAACACCTAAAATTTTTGCAACTTCATTTAAATTAGGAACCTGTCCTTTTCTAAAACTATCTTGAATATATGTATTATTATCTAATAATCTTAAATCATTTTTAAGTTCAATCACTTTAGGATTATTTAATCCCATTGTGGCCCCACGTTCTCCTACTTCTACTATGCCTTCATCCACATATTTTTTTATAGTTCCAAATTCAAATTTACCAATTTTTCTAACCTCTTGTTGTGAAGGTAATCTTCCTCTTTCTTTTTCAAAATTAGCTACAAAGTCTTGCATTCTTTTTTTCGTATAAGCAATTCTTTCTTCTGTACCCATTAAATTTACTCCACCACTATTCATGGTTATTCTACCAATTCTAATTTTAGATCGTTTGTCTGGATTTAATTCAGCAAAAGATTTTCCATATACTTTTTGTGCAATTTGTTCTTGCATCTTAGTCGCTGGTTTTACTACAGGACTTGCAGATAGATCTGCTATTCCACCTGTTGCTAATTCTACTTGTCGTAATTTAGGATCTTCTAAACCTTCGAATGTAGGCATTGGATATTCGTAATTATTTGGTTCTTCTACAATAGTAGCTGTAGGTAAAGCTTTCTCTAGCTTCTTGACGCTCGTATCTAGTTGCTTGGGACTAGCAGGTCGAGTCATGTACTTCATCATCTGGATATACTCAGAAGTTTTAATACCCATAATATTATAATCCCATCAAATAGGCTAAACCACCAGACGCATTAAGAGTTCTTTTTTTAGGTGTGATAGGGTCTTCTCCCGGAAGAGCTTCGGGCTTCATTTCTTGTTTGCCTGTTAAAATATTTTTACCTGACCTAACATCAATCGCTCCTTTAATTTGACCTCTTTCTTGTATCAAATCAAGTAAATGATTATAGCTTTCATCAAACAGCTTTAATTGTGAATCTAAATCTAAATCCTCGTAATTTGTTTTTAATCTAACTAGCGCTAATTCTTCTGCTAATAAACGAGCATCATATTTAACATCATCACCAACAAAATCTTGTGACTGTGCAACATTTTTACGCGCTTGTATTAATTCATTTTCAGCGTTCTTTGTTATTGCTTTATTTTTATTATTTATATCATCTGTAATTTTTTCAATTTTT